GAGCAGTATCAGTAGCAGCAGCAGCAGCAGCACGAAGAGAACGAACTGTAGAAGGATCATCAGGAACAGTAGCAAGTAGAGCAGCAGGAGAAGCAGTAGGAACATCAGTAGAAACTACATTAAACCTACCTATCCTATGAGCAGCGCCACCTTTTTGTTTATTTCTATAAGAATATTTTTTTTTTTTAGTAATTCTACCTTTTCTCTTACTGTATCTTTTTTTTTGTTTATTTCTATAAGAATATTTTTTTTTTTTAGTAAATCTACCTTTTCTCCTGCTTGATCCTTTTTTTTGTTTATTTATATAAGAATAAATTTTTTTTTTTTTACCTCTAGTAAATTTATTAGGCATTATAATATATATATATATATTATATATTTATTAAAAAAAAGAATTAATTGTTAAATTTTATTAAACATAATTAAAATTTAAATTATATTTTTTATAATATTTTATTATTATTTCTGTAAGAAATTTAAAAAAATCATAACATAATTTATAATTATCAAAATAAATATATTTTTTTTTTATAGTAATTTCATTTCCATTTATTCGGGCATAATAAATTTTACAATAATTTGTAAAAATTTTTATTTTTTTTATTTTAAAATAGTCTAAATTAAATAATTCATTTGTTTTATTTGGATATGAATGAAATATAATTTTATCTTCTTGTATTTCGATAATAGTTTTTTTTTTAAATAAATTTCCACATAATAAACTAATTTTTGCTTCAAATAAACAATTTATATTTGCTCTACATAATGGGCATGTATTATTATGTAGTACCCATTGTTTTAAACAGGATTCGTGAAATTTATGATTACAATTATTGAGTTGTATAATTTTATTTTTTTCGTAATTGTCTAAACTGTCTAAACTGTCTAAACAAATCGCACACTCATAATCGTCTGTAACAAAATTATTTTCTTTTGCTAAAATATTTTGAAGTTGTAGTGGTTCTTCCATTGGTTCTATAGTTAATAGTTCTATATTATATTTTCTTTTATATTTCTTATATATAAAAAATTATAAATATTACTATTAATTATAGAACCAATGGACGCATTTTGTATTATATTTCTAATTTTATTATTATATTATTATTTATTGAAAAAAAGAGAAACATTCTATAATAAAGAGAGACAGTGTTATTTAATTCCAAATAGTCCTAAAATTACTAAAAAACTTCTTTTAAAATTAGGAAAAAATAAAAATGATTGTCTAGTATTTTTTAACCATTGTGGTCCATTAAAAAAATTCAGTATTTCTGATTTAAAAGAATTAAAAAGTAATAAATTATTATTTTTAAGAGCGAATCACAATATGTCTTATTGGGGAAAACAAGAATATAATAATCAAAAATACAAAATATTTAATAATAGTAATACTTTTATTATTCCTTCTAGAAATGCAAAAATGAATAAAATAAATAATCATAATAATTTTAAAATTATTCAATTTTCCAATCTAATTAAAAATTATCCTAAAAAAAAAGAACCACAAAGTGGTTTTATTGCGTATCATTATATTAAAAATAATTTTCCAGAATATAAAATTAATTTAGTAGGTTTTGATAGAAAACACGGAGAAGCACCCGCAGATTGGTATCACGAAAAGAATTATGAATTAGAATTTTATAAAAAAAATAATATTAATAATATAGATTTATAATAATATTAATAATATAGATTTATAATAATATTAATAATATAGATTTATAATAATATATAAACCAGTTAAGTCTAATAGTCGAATATCACAGGGTTAAAGGATTTTCTTATTACTTCCTATTCCAGTGTAATAGATATTAATTGATTTTTACATATTTACCTTTTACATTTGTTTTTTTAAATAAAAAAAAATTGATATATAAATGAATAATTATAAAAAAGGAATAATTATATTATAATGTTTATTTATATTGAAGGAAATATTGGCGCCGGAAAAACAACTTTTATCGAAGAGTTTGAAAAGTATTTTAAAAGAAAAAATATTGAAAATGCTTTTATAAAGAAAGAACCTGTGGATCAGTGGTTAAATACAAAAGATTCGACAGGTAAAAATCTATTAGAGTATTTCTATGAAGACCAAGAAAAATATGGTTTTGCTTTTCAGATGAACGCGTTTATTAGTAGAACTAAGGATATTTTAGATATGAGAAAAGATAATGGTACTGAATCTCCTAGAAAACTTAATTTTGTTGAGCGTTCAGTTTTTACAGATAAGAATGTTTTTATGGAATGTAATTTTAGGAGAGGAAACATTAGTGAAATAGAATATAATATATATCAACAATGGTTTAATGTATTTTCCAAGCAATTTAATTTAGAAGGAGACGTTTATATTTATCTCAAAACGAGTAAAGATATTTGTAATAATAGAATTATGAAAAGAGATAGATCGGGTGAAAGTGGTATTCCATTAGATTATCTGGAAGAACTTAATAAACTACATGAAGAATGGTTAAAAAGAGAAGAAGAAAATGGTATTAAAGTTATAACAATAGACGCAAGTCAAGATTTTATAAAAGAACCTGAAAGACTTACAGTAGAATTTGACAGAATTATGAAAGTAATTAGTGAAATTCCTCTTGGAAGTTTATTATAAATAATATAAATAATATAAATGAATTATAATAAATTTTTTTTCTATATATAATATAATATGGGAAGATTAAGAACTAAAAGATATGGAACACGCGCGGAAGTATGGCACGGAAAGGCAAGAATGACACAGGGAAGATTAACAAAAGAAGACTTTATTATGAATGAATACGGTTATATAGTAAGTAAAAGAAAATCAAAGTTAATGAAAAGTAAAAAAAATCCTTTAAGACAAAAAGGTCTTTTGCAGAAAAAAAAATCTAAAAATAAAAAGGGAAAATTTGGACCTCAAAAGACAAAGAATAAAACAAATAAAAAAAGAATAAATCATAATTCAAATGGAAAGTAATTTAAGGTATTTTTCAAAATATTTTTTATCTAATTCTTTACTTGCGTGTTGAGAATATAATTTATCATATTTAGTATTTTTTGCCCTATTTAGAATTAATTTATACATTTTCTCTAAATCTTCTGGTTTTAGTTCATATTTTTTAATTAAGAATTTTATTTTAGTATTATTTTTTTCTTTTTTAGAATCCATTTTCAATATATTATTATTTAAAACGATTGATTTTATGAAATATGAATATAGTATATTTCGTGATTCATTGGAAAAATAATTTATTTTCCTATTTATATAAATTTTATTTTTGTAGTTATTATATTGTAATGAAAATTTACTAAGAATTTTAGTATATTGAATATCTTTTGACGTAAATTTTAATGTGGAATATTTATTGTGTTTATTTAATAAATATGAAGGAACACAACATTTATAGACTGCGTTTAATTGGTGAAAACCATAATTACAATTAGAAAATATCTCTTTATCAAAGTAATCACTATAAGACATATATCTGAAGATAGTTTTTATTATATTAAATTTTTCAGATTCATCTATTTTATAATTATTCATAAAACCGAATATATTTTCGTGAATTATTAAACCTATCATATTTTTATCTGTATTATAAATACGAGTAGTAGAATCTATATCTTTATATTCATTCATTATATTAAAACTTGCTGTTAGTAAATATGTATCTTTATGTTTTTGTTCCATAGAATCTAAAATTTTTTGAATATTTTTCTTATCATTATTTTTAAGACTTAATTTTATATTTTCAATAATAGAAATCATTTTTCTAATATCGTGTTGACAGAAGGTAACTATTAAAAGTATATCGTCTTCTGAAATATTCATATTTTCTTTTTCTATTATTATTTTTGCGTAAGAATATAATTCACTAATACTTGGTAAAACGAATTTTATATGTTCGCATTCTTTTTTTAAATCTTTCATTTTTTTTTCACTATCATTATTACAAATACAAATAATAGGATTAATATAATGTAAATTTACTTTGTCCTTTTTTCTTTTTCCTTTATTTGGATTAATAAATGAAATAAGTTCTGATACTCCTCCTTTATCTCCTGAACTCATACCATCAACTTCATCCATAATAATTCCAATATGTTTTAAACCTCCCATAAGACTACTAATACTAATTTTACCAATAATACTTTGTAAATTATGTTTTACTAATTTTTGATTTCGAACATCACTGGCATTATATTCTATTATATCATACTCAAATTCTTTTAAAAGTAATAAAGCAAGAGTAGATTTACCTATACCAGGAGGTCCCGATAATAATAATGCTGGTTTAGTATTATTTTTTTTATTTTTAAAATCAGTAATCCATTTTTTACATCTTTTTATTTGAAGTTTATTTCCTTGTATATCTTCTATTTTTTTAGGTTTATATTTATCTACTAATAGTAAATTCATTTAACAAGTTATTATTAGTAAAGTTATAAATCAATTTTAAGAAATAATTATTGTAATAAGAAATAATTATTGTAATAAGAAATAATTATTGTAATAAGAAATAATTATTGTAATAAGAAATAATTAAGAAATTTATTTTTCCGAGTCTAATTGATTTATTGTTAAATCCGCACATAAGTGGTCGACTCCTTCCCACGGAGCATTACAATATTTGGACCATTTACATTTTGCGATATCGTCTTGATATAATTTAGAACTGAAATCTTTATCTATATTATGATTACACCTCCCAATATTTTTATCATTTTTACATTTAATAATTTTATCTTCGGGGTTGGAATTACTTGTTAAACTCCAATAATCCGGACAAATACTTACAAATCTTTTACTATCATACGTATCTTTAGTTTTTTTATATTCTTTATATAGATAATGATAATATGTTGCCATAATTATAAATATTATTACCAAAGCACCAATAAGTTCTTGGTTATTTCTAAAATCTTGTAAGTTCATTTATATTATTATTATATATTTTTTATTAAATAATAATTTTATTAAATAACTATTTTTATTAAATACTATTTTTTAAAGTGAAAATGGTTTTTCTGATGAAAAATCACAAGATTCTCCTTTTGATAATACTCTAACGAAATAATAATTTATTAGTAAATATATAGGTCCAAAAAAGAATGCATAGATAACTGATAACAAACTAGGACTTTTTCTATTACATTGTAAGGATATAGATAAAGCAAGGAAATCTAATGTTAATATTATAAATACTAACAAAAATATTCCTACTGCTTTAATACCTAATAAAAAATAACTTTTATTCATACCTAAAACCCACGGTGTTGTATTTTCATCTATTATTTCTCCAGTTAACCAATGAGGACTTGACATATTAATATATTATTATATTATTATTTTTTATATTTATTACTTTTATATTTACATATAATATATATTATGCTAAATAAATATATAGTAGCAATCCCCTCTTATAAAAGACCTTTTATACTGAAAAAAAAAACATTAAAATTATTAATTGAATATAAAATTGACCCTAAAAAAATTATAATTTTCGTCTCAGACAAGGAACAAAAAAATATATATGAAAGTGAAATAGAGAAAAAACATTATAATAAAATAGTAGTAGGGGAACTCGGGATAAAAAATATTAGGATTTTTATGGCTAATTATTTTAAAGAAAAACAAAGAATTTTCTATATGGATGACGATATTAGTCATATATTTGAAATTTTTAATAATAAAGAAGGTAAAGTAATAGACAAAATAGATGAAAATTATGATAAGAAAAATAATAGGTTACATAATATGAAAGATTTACATAAATTTATAGAGTTTGCCTTTGAAACTGCGAAACAGAAGAAATGTGATAATTGGGGTGTATATCCAGTTGAAAATCCTTATTTTATGAAACCTACTACTAAAAATATTGACGATTATACCACTACTAAATTAGTATATATTATAGGTTTTATGACTGGGGTAATAAATAATAAAAAAGCAGAACTTAGGACTATTGACGATAAAGAGGATTACGAAAGAACTATTAAATATTATTTAAAAGACGGTGGAGTTCTAAGATTCACTAATGTAACTTGTAGAACAAGGTGTTATAAAGAACCTGGAGGAATGCAAATAAATAGGACAAAAAATAGAATACACGATAGTGCGGTATATTTAACACGCAAATACCCTTTATTATGTACATTAAATACTAAGAAAAAATCTGGATATACTGAAATTAGATTGAGAGATAGAAGATTTAGTAAAGGGGGGAAATTAGATTGTAAGACTTTATTGAAATCTAAAAATAATAATAAAAAAACTAAAAAGTTAGTAGAAATAAAAATAGAGGATATGAATATTCCTAAATGTAAAAAAACTTTGACGAAATCATAGATTTCTAATAGAAAAAAGTTTATATAAAGAATTAAAGATATTATAAAACTCTAAATCAATATAATATATTATAAATATTTGTTTAGGTTTATAATATATTATATTTGTTAGTATATGAAATATCTAAGTTGGGATATAGGTATTAAAAATTTATCTTATTGTTTAGTGGAAAATAATGATAAGATTTTTAAAATTTTAAATTGGGAAATAATAAATATAGGTGAAAAATCTAAACCTATACCTACTTGTAAACAATTTAAAAAGAATAAAGAAATGTGTAATAAAAATTCAATGTATTATAATATAGAATTTGATACTTATTGTTGTAAAACACATAGTAAAAATTTCAAAAATAGTAATAAAATGATAGAGGTTAATAAAATAAGGTGTTGTTTTATAGAAAAAAATGATAAATTATGTCAAAAAAAGATTTATTATGAAAAGAAGGATAATAGATTTATAGGTTATTGTAGTAAGCATTTCAAATCTGAAAAGGTAAATATAGAAGATTATAATTTAGTTGAGAAGAAGAAGGATAAAAAGAATGAAACGGAATTAGTTGCTGAAAATTTAATTAGAGAACTAGATAATAGGAAATATTTATTAGGTGTAGATGTAATAACTATAGAAAATCAACCGGCATTTAAAAATCCTAAAATGAAAAGTATACAAATGATTTTGTATTCATATTTTTTAATTAGAGGGAGAGTAGACCAAAATGATATTACTAAACAAATTGATAAGATATTATTTTTATCCGCAAATAATAAATTAAAAGTAAATTTGTATTTAGGGGAAACCGAAGAAAAAACTAAGTTTATAGAAAATAAAAAAACTATAGAAAAAGAATTAAATATTAAAAATAAATATAAAAAAAACAAAGAACTTGCTAAAAAGTTTTGTTTAGAATTATTGGAATTTATAGGAAATAAGGAAGAATGGATAGAAATATTTAATAATCATAAAAAAAGAGATGATTTGGCGGATACATTTCTAATGAATATTTATCAAATACAATTGGACTTTAAAATGTAAATAAGTCTAAAATATAAATCTAGATAAATTTAAATATAATATTAGTTTTACTATTTAAATATAATTTATGGATTTGATATACTGCGTAATATACAAATAATAGTTTTCTAATATTGATTAAATGAATTCATTAAATTTGGAATTAGATTCTGACGATCTTAGAACAGTTGATTTAGATAACCTCCTTAATGTAGATTTAGGAAATACTGCTACTGAGATTAATATAACTCCTAATAATAATATTAAAAATATTTCTTTAGGCAATAATTCTTTTAAAACACCTAACTTAAGTATTAATGATAAAAAATCAAATATAGGTTTAGATTTATTAGTAAATAAGAGTAAATTAGGTAAAGACGATAAAAATGAAAATTCTTTAGGGAGTATGAATAATAGTATTAATTTAGGTAATAATTTTAAAAAGGAAAATGTATCAATAAATGTAAAAGAATTTGATATTAAAAAAGTAGAAGAACCAACCTTAAATTTATTTGGGGATGATATTTTAAATAAAAAGAAGGGGGAACATGAATTATTGAACTTAAATAGTATTGATTTAAATGATAACCCTTTAAATATCGGAGATATGAAAAAAAATGATCCTTTAGGGGATTTAAATAATCCTACTATTTTTAATAATCCAGAACCTATAAAAACACAAGAGAAAAAAATACCCGAAATAGTGATACCTCCTAAGGAAATGAGTTATGAGGAGGTTCAGGAAGAGAAGTTTAAATTATTATGTATTTTAGAGAGATTGGAAAAAAAGGGTATTAAAACTCATAAAAAGTTTAGTATGTCTTCGAGTTACGAAGAGATGAAACACGAATTCGATAGATTAAAGAATCAGAGGGATATGGACCAAAGTGTAAAATTTCAGAGAAAAATGTTAATAGCTTTTGTTACTGCTATAGAATTTATTAATAATAAATTTGATCCATTTGATGTAAAATTAGAAGGTTGGTCTGAAAACGTCCATGAAGGTATTAATGAGTATGACGATATTTTTGAGGAATTACACGAAAAATACAAATCTAAAGCAAGTATGGCTCCAGAATTAAGATTATTATTATCTTTGGGAGGAAGTGCCTTTATGTTCCATTTAACGAATACAATGTTTAAGTCTTCATTACCTGGTATGGAAGATGTAATGAGACAGAATCCAGACTTAATGAAACAATTTGCTAGTGCTGCTGCTAATACTATGGGTAATAATGCTTCCACACCTGTTCCTAGTTCTTCCGGTGGCGGTGGTGGGTTTGGAGGTTTAGGAGGTGGAGGTGGAGGTGGATTTGATTTAGGTAATTTAATGGGTAGTTTAGGGGGTGGTGGAGGGGGAGGGGGAGGTTTAGGTGGTTTTGGTAATTTAATGGGTGATTTATTCGGTGGAGGCGGAGGCGGAGGAGGAGGAGGAGGTGGAGGCGGGGGGGGTGATATGAATGATAGCACTTCAAGTTCAAGACCAAGTATGAATGGACCACCGGATGTTAATGGTTTAATGGAGACACTATCTAATAATAATTTAAATTCAAGTAGTGGTAGTAAAAGTATTAATTTAGATTTATAATTTATTTAAACATCTTTGACTTCGTCAACTTTTGATTTTCGTATTTTTTAATAATTTTTTTTGCTTTAATAACATCATCTTTAGTAATCATTTTGGTTTGAGGATTATGTTTTTTTATAATACATAAATCGCTATTATCGTTAAATAATCCACTAACTAATAAGATAAATACACCAGTTAAAATGAGTGAAATAATAATATCTCTAGTTGCGATGAAAGCAACAACGAAAATAACAATTCTTCTAATAACTATATTACTGAGAAATTCTTCTTGAGATTCACTAAGTTCTAAAGCAATATATTTAGAACCTAAATTCATAAGAATCATTAAAATTCCCGCAAAAATTTTACTTTGGTTAAGAGAATTTATTTTCTTATAGAAATCCATTTTAGTTTTAAAATATTACTATAATATAATATTTTAAAAATAATTAAAAAAAGTTTAAATTTATCTATAATTAACACGCTAAGTTTTCTTCCATATTATCGTGTAAAGGATAAAAAGCAACACCTGTTTTTTCTCTACTATCTCCATATGTTTTACAGTTTAATGGCGAAGGACCACTTCTAAATTGTTCTTTAGTATGGTTAGTTCTAATAAGAACAACTAAATAAATTATACTTAATAAAAATCCTACATTTAAATCTTCTGTGAGTGTTAATCCTATAATAACTAATAATAAAACAGTATTAACAGAACCTTCTGTTAATCTATTCATTACATTATTTACTTTAGGATTATTGACAATATTATTTGATACAGTTACGTAATAAACGATTACAATCAAAATTAATAATAATAAATTATATAAAATATTTTGTTTCATATTAATTAATATCAAGAAAATATTTTTTTAATTTAAGAATAATTAAATTAAATAAATTTAGTTTTCTTTAGTAATAGTAATATGATACAAATAGGAGGAACTGATCCCGCCGACGCTTTAAAATCCGGCGGAGTTATGAAATATGTAGGTTTCGCTGTTAAAGCAATAGGTATAGTTGTTGGTTTATTATTTATTTTAATAACTTTGCCAGCAGCCCCAATTATTATATATTTAACTATTTTATTTAATGTTATAAAGTTAATGTGGGGTAAATTAAAAGAATTATAATTATTATTTTTTTTAGTTATAAAGATATTGTTTTATTTTTTTAAAAATATTTTCTATATTATAATTAAATGTCCTATTGTACAATTGAAGAAGCATGGGGAGATGAATTAAATAAAGAGAAAAGGAAAAAAAAAAAGAAAGAACAAAGAATGTATAATACACATATACCAGAATATATAGAAGAACAAAGTTATAATGAAGGAATACATAATAACCACTGTGAAATAAGAGAAAATACTGATTTAAATCAAAAACATACAAATAGACACAAACATGGAAGGAAAGCACGTAGAATTAAAAAAAGTAAACAGGGAAATGTCGAAATTAGTTATAATGATGCTAAAAAAGAATATAATCTCTATAAGAAAGAAACTAAAAGAGTTAAAGAAAGTAAAAATGATATAAGAGATAGAAGAATAATTGCTGATAATAATCTCGCACCGGGTATGTATTCTGGCTTTAGTGATAATGAAAAATTATACGATTATAATAGTGAATTAGATAATGGGATGGAAAATGAACCTATTAATAGAGAAGAACCTGATTATACTAGAATACAAAATGATTTTAATGAAGGTATGGAAGACGGAGAATATTTACAAACGCAAAAATATGATATGGATTTAATAGAAGGTTTTGAAAGTAAAGGAGACGAATTAGATAGTCAAAATATTTCTCGCGAAGGAAATGATAAAATTAAAGATGTTGAAGTACAAGACAATAATAAATCTAAAAGAGCCGGTAATTTTATTGATAAATTACTTAATAAAAAAAAAAATACTGAAAGTCCTTCATCTGAAGAAATGAGTTCAGAAGAAGAAACGCAAACAGATAGTGATATACATTCTACAGATGATGAATTACCTATAAAAGAAAATAAAGAAGTTGGAGAAGTTGGACCTTTAAAAAAAATATCCAAAAAAGATATTGATTATAGACTTAATTCATTAAATCGCAGTATGAATACTATTATTAAACAAATGAATAAAAGTCAATTCTTCGACGACGATTCACAAGATAATATCCACGACCTTATATTATTTATATTATTCGGTATCTTTATTATCTTTATATTAGACTCTATCTATAAGTTAGGTAAAAGTAATTCAAATAGTGTATATTAAGAATTATATATAAATTTATTTATTCTTTAAAAAATCCAAAGTCTTTACATCATATAGAAAGTTATTCTTTGGTTTAAATGTTTCAACTTTCTTATATTCTAAATTTGTTTTTTTCTCTTCTTTCTTTTTCTTATATTCTATACTATTTTGTCTATTATGCCAAGATATATAGATTAAATTAGGGTGTGTGTATGCAACATAAAATCCATTCTTAATTAAGGCACTTACTATATATACTATACATTGGTTAATATCATATATAGGAAATCCATATACTATATTCGGAACAATATAGAAACAGAAATTTGCTCCTTTAGGTGTTTTAGAAACAAATTTTATTCTTTCATGACATTTTTTAAGTATTTTATCATAAACTGTAATTTTAAATTTTTGTCTTTCAACATTAATTTTATGTAATTCATTTATGTTAATCATAGACATATTAGTATATTTATAAAGTAGAAAAAATTATTTAAGTCTAATCTTATTTTTTATTGTAAAATATAATATAAATGATTGAAAATATTGTTTTCAGTAGTGGAGGAATTATGGGATTTGCTTTTGTGGGTGCTTATCAATATATATATGAAAACAACCTACATAAAAATATTAAAAATATATTAGGGTGTTCTGTTGGATCAATGATTTCATTATGTATATCACTTGGGTATACAAGTAATGAAATTAAAGGTATAACTTTAGGTATGGATATTACTAAAATGATAAATAAAGATAATAATATTTTAGATATAGTAAATAATTATGGGTTTGATAATGGAGAACATATGATAAAGATTTTAAAAATATTAATTAAAAAAAAAACAGGTAATCCAGATTTAACATTTAAAGAACATTATAAAATGTTTAATACTAAATTAATTATAGTAGGATGTAATGTAAATAAAAATGAAGACGAATTCTTTAATTATAAAACACAACCAGATATGAAATTATGGGAAGCAATTCGAATATCTTGTAGTATCCCTTTAGTATTTACACCCTATAAATATAAAGATAATTTATATGTGGATGGTGCTTTAAATAATCCATGTCCGTGTAATTATTTTAAAAATCAAGAAAAGACTGTTAGTTTTATATTGGAGTCTGATATTACTGAAAATGATAATGTAGAAAGTAATGATTTTCAATCTTATCTTACTAACCTAATATTCTATAATTTAAGAAATAATAAAAAAAAAAAGAAAAAAAAGAAAAATAGTATAACAATAATACTAAAGAAAGAAAACGAATATAGTGAATTCTCTTTATCAGAAGAAAATAAAATAAAATTTATAGAACAAGGTTATAATATCACTAAAGAATTATTACCTATTATAATTGAAAATACTATAGACAATAATATTAAAGATAAAGATATAAAAAAAATATAAAATACTAAAGAAATAGATAATACTAAAGATATTAAAAAAATAGAAAATTAATTGGCGTTATTTTTAACGAACTCTTCTAATGCGTCCGCATTTCTGGCACCATTGTATTCAACAACGTCATTTTCCTTTAATAATTTAATAGTTGGGTATCCTTGGACGTTGTTTTCGTTAGCGAATTCTTTTTCTACCGCGGATCCTTCGGCATTACAAGCGTGGACTTTAACATTTGCTCCATTAACTTTTTGGTTATTCATCTTAGAAACTAATTTTTGCCATTCCGGTTTGGTACTAACACAGTGTGGACACCAGTCAACGTAGAATAATACTAAAACTACTTGTTTACCTCTTGGGTTTGGTTTTTCTACAAGATTATTTAATTCCATTGGCGAAGATTCAAAACCTTCAACTGATTTATTATTTTTTGTAATAACGTAATATAAACCAATTACGATTAAAGCAATAACTAAAACACAAACAATTAAAGTATTGGTATCACTTTTATTGCTTAAACTTCGGACACTTCTTGAACTTCTTGGACTTCTCATTTTATAATATATACAAATATTTTATTTTTTTTTGAAAAATTAAATATGGAATTAACAAATACTAAATAATTAATTCTAAATCTTTTAATGTATCAATATCGTGATATTCATTTTTAGACATTATATATGGAATTAACAAATACTAAATAATTAATTCTAAATCTTTTAAAGTATCAATATCGTGATATTCATTTTTAGACATTATATATGGATATATATTATCTCCGCTAATAGTTCCATTTTTAACTATATTTGTATTTAAAATATCAATATATCCATTATGTAAATATGTATCAGGTAATTTTTGCCTACACTCATTATAAGGTTCTATAATACTATCAACAACTGGGAATAACGGTTTTAACTTATTATCTAAAACTCTGTACATTTTATATGGTGATTTTTCAAATGGTATAACAGTTCTTAAACTATCATATTCATTTCTTTTTTCTATAAAAGTTTTTATACAATCATTTAATATTTCTACTTTCCTAGTGGGGTATGTAGGTCTTAATTGTATTATAAAATCCGGAATATAATCATCTTTTTCTAAATAATCTAAACAATGTTTAATACATTCATAATCTGTTGATAAATCTCCAGATATTTCTTTAGGTCTTAAAAAAAGAACCTCTGCCCCATATTTTAAACCTATTTGTCTATATTCTTCACTATCTGTTGATAAAATAATCCTTATATCTTTATTATAATTAGATTGTTGCGCTTGTTTAATACTCCATACTAACATAGGAAGTCCTTGGAAATTTAAAATATTTTTATTTGGTAATCCTTTGGAACCACTCCTTGCTGGAATAATACATAGTATCTTCATTATTAGAGATTTATATAAAAATAGTTATAATGAAACTTAGGAAATAAAATAAATAAAAGTAAAAATAAATAAATATAAATAAAAGTAAAAATAAATAAATATAAATAAAAGTAAAAATAAATAAATATAAATAAATATAAATAAAAATAAATATATTAAAATAAACCAAATTGTTTAATGAATAATTTAGGGTTAAATTTTTTATCTTCGTATAATTTTTCTTCAATCCAAATGGCATTCGCGTCTTTGACTAAATAAATTTTACCGTATTTGTTAATATTATGACAGAATTGCCAATGTTCGCAGACAAAATTTTCAGTAAAACAGTTATATTTATTTGCTTCTTTAGGGATACCATAATCCCATTTATTATTAAGTAGTATATCTTTCCTTATAATAGCTAAACCGCCAAATCCCGTTTTTATTTCTACGACACCTTTGTCATCTTTATTTTTACTAAATAATTCTTTAATACCAAAATGATTATGTTTATTATTAGAATTAAAATATTTACCATAATTTAGAGCCATTATATCATAATATTTATTATCTATTTTATTATTAGTAATATAGTTAGTATTGGCACAGAACATAATACCGTCTGGATATTCTTTTATTTTATTGGATAGTTTGATAAGAGTATTAAAATCAAATATTATATCAATATCCATTAAAACGACCCAATTATTTTTGAGATTTACAATATTATGTTCTAAGCAAATATTATCTTTATAAAAACTTAGCAAATTATTACGAGATTCTAAAATATTTATATAGCGTTTATATCTCCCTTGTTTTAAATATAAATTTATATCACTTATACTTGTATATTGACTTTCTTGTGTAGGTTCTGGTATATCTATACTTTTAATATTGAAATGTGGATTTTGATATTTTTGTAATATTTTTTTAGTATTATCGGAAGAATTATTTTCATAAGTATAAAATCGCAGATTGCTAATATTTTTGTCTAAGTTATTTTTTATAAAAGGGAAAATGTTATTGAAGTAATTTTCACCATTTTTAACAATAAATAATATATCTAAATTATTCAAATTTATATCTCGTTTTATATCTTTTTCACCATTTATTTTTAATAGTCTTTTTTTTCTCAATTCATCTATTATAATAGTTTTAGAAGGATAATCGCCGTATTTACTTGTATAAAGAATAAATATTTCTTTTATTTTTTCATATAAATTCATTTTATAATAACCTATAATTATATAAAATCAATATTTTAAATTTGAATCTAACCATGGTTCCATTTTAAATATACAATACCAAAAAGAGTGTCCGCCAAATGGATTTGGATGAGAAAATTTTTCTACTGAAAACTCTCTTGCTATTTCAAAAGGTGGTAATTTTCCTATATTATATAGTCTCATAATGTCTGTAATATTACAATCTTCTAAAATATTTTTTTCAACTACATAAAAAAAATATAAATCTTTTATTCTTATATAATCTATTTTATTTTTTGATAAAATCTGTTTGTGTTTATTTAGCAGTTTAACATTTTTTTCCATATTAGTTCTAAATTTATCATAATAATCTCTACAAATCTTTACCATTATATCTTTACTTCTAAGACTTAAACCACCATTTCCTATTAATCTATTTTCTAATGGTGCTCCTATATAATCATATTGTAAGAATTTTTTATCCAGTTTTCTAAAGATAATGGTATCTTCTTGATAAATAATTAATTTTTGACCGAAAAACTGTTTCCAAAAGTTAGAAGTTAGTAACATAATACTATATTCTTCTCTAGTTAAATTATCTTTTCCAATATTTATAATACGAATATCTCTATTAATTGATTTAGATATATTGTTAAAAAACTCATAGTTCAAATTTCCACATACTATAGTAAATGATACTTCACTGCCTAATTTTAAAATTGCGTTTTTTATTATAAATGATAAATGATCCATTTTCCGCATTTCTATAAGAATTGCCTCAATATGATTTCCTCTAGAAATAATAGGTAATGGAATATTATTTAGTTTTTTTTCTTTATTTATACAGTATTTCCTAAACTTTTTCTTTTTTAATTTGATTACTTCATTATAATAAATATCTATATCCATTTTTTATATAGGAATAATACATAAAAAAAAGATGAAAATATATCTAAAAATAGAAAATATATCTAAAAATAGAAAATATATCTAAAAATCAAATACTAATTTTATTTTTCTTGTAAAACAAATTTATTTCCTTTTCCACTAAGTTATTATAGATATCACTATTAACTATAATAAATTCTAATTGTCTATAATCAAAATCATTATTAATAAATATTTGATTAAATTCGTTATAATTAATAGTATAGTTTCTTGTTCCTGTAATATTAAAGATAACTAAATCTACTTTATTTTTTATTTCATTTTTTTTCTTTAAAATGAATTGTCTAACTTTATCTAAATTATAATTTTCATTCCTAAGTATTTCCATTATAGTATGGTGTAATTTATTATTATCAAAAAAAGAAATATTTAATTCTCTTTTTACTAAATTTTCTACATTCCTTTGATTTTGTAATAAAAATTCTTTATATTCTTCTAAACATACTATATAACTATTAATAAAGGTATGATTTTTATTTCTAAGTAGTTCTATTTCTTTATCTGTAGGTTGTCTATTTAATAATATTTGAAATAGTTTTTTCATTATTATATTATTATAAATTTAGTTATTTTATCTAACATAATAAAATTGATTATTAATTTCTTTAAGAATAAATTACAAAATGTCTAAATCAATTACAAACTGGAAACTTAGTCAAAGATGTACTGTTTTTCCACACTTGGAGTTTGGAAAACTGTATACTTTTGAAGAATTAAAAGAAATCGCGGAAAAGTTAAAGAAAGACTTTGAAGACAAAATGACTATTAAAATTTTTGACGAAAGTTCATATTGTCGCGAAGCAAATGGAAAATGGAATATAATGATAGGAGTTGGTTTTAAAGGAGCTAAAGCCAATCTATACACATATATGTTTCGAAGAGATGAAAAATTTGGAAAATCATACGGTTGTCCATTTCAGAATTCTGCTTATATATATGATATTAAGCACGCAAGATTTTCACAAGAAACCGTGAAAGAAGAATTTCTTATAGTTGAAAAATACTTGATGGAAAAATTAGGAGGTAAAAAGATTAATTCATTTCCCTGTTAATAAGAGAATTTAGATAAAGATAAAACAAAAGAAATATTTTTTTGTTTTATTTGTTTAAAAATATATAATATTAACTTGTGGCATATTGTAATGTCATAATTCTAGCTCTTTTATTATATTCGTCTTTATTAGCCAAATATGCTTTAGCTGCTTCTTTAGATAATGGATCATCCGGATTAGGATCTGTTAATAAAGAACTAATAGATAATAATACTTTAATTAATGTTAAAGCAGGACTCCAATTAGTATTTAGTATATCTAAACAGATACTTCCATTTCTATTTATATTAGGATGAAAAATCTTAGTAATGAATTTCACTTTAGGAGGTTTAAAAGGATATCTATCAGGAAAACTAACACTTAATTTAAATAATCCTCCCGCATATGGAGAATTAGAAGGTCCTATAATAGTAGCGTTCCATTCAAATAAATTAGACATATCTATAGCCCCAGCAGTACAATTAGCGGGAGGGTCTTTTTTTATTTCTTCCATTTCTTTTTTAATTCTTTTTAAAGCTTTATCAGTTGATGCTTTGAAACTCATTACTTATTTATAATATTTTAATCTTTAAATTTAATTTTTAAGTTCATTCATTGCTACTAAATATATACAGGATAAACAAGCAACAACGATAGCACCAGATTGTGCGGATTGATCACTAAATCTTACTAAAAATTTAAATACTATATATAATAATAAACCAATTATTAAAGAATGTAATAATATTTCAGAGTTTTTATTCATTTAATAATATAAAAGAATAAAAATTTATATAAATTAAAAAATTAGATTTAATAGATTTAATAGATTTATTAGATTTATTAGATTTAAATAAATTCAGAGAAATTCTCTGGTAATTCTTCTATCATCGTATGATAATACTTTTGAATATCGTGTAATTTTCCAATATCTACGTGTGTTACAAAATTAATTGCGACACCCTTCCTTCCAAATCTACCACTTCTTCCAATTCTATGAATATAATTCTCTATACTATAAGGAATATCATAATTAATTACAATAGATACCTGTTGGACATCAATACCCCTAGATAATAAATCGGTTGATAATAGAATTCGTGAATCACCTCTTCTAAATTTCTCAACAATTTCAGTTCTCTCCTCTTGAGGCATTTCCCCATGAATTGTCGCAACTGTGAAGTTATTATCTGCCAACCTTCGAGACAGATCATTCACAATTTTCTTGGAATTACAATAAATTATAGACTGAGCAGCACTAATCATATTATACAAATCGCATAGAGTTTCAAACTTAAAGTCATTTCTCTCCGCATTTACATAAAACTGCTTAATACCTTCTAAAGTTAATTGCTCTGTTTTCACCAAAATCTTTAAAGGTTTATCCATAAATTTCTCCGTAATTTCAAAGAACTCCTTTGGCATTGTCGCACTATATAAACCTACCTGTAATTGATTACTCCTGAGAAATCTAAAGATATCCTGAACTTGTGTAACAAATCCGCGCGATAACATTTCGTCTGCTTCATCTACGATTAAGTAATTAATATCCTTATATGCGATGTAATTTTTAGACATCATATCTAACACTCTACCAGGAGTTCCAACTATAACTTGCGGATTCAATGATAGTTCGTCAATATTATTCCTAATACTAGTTCCTCCAGATAGTAAACATACCTTAATATCCATATATCTACTTAAATTACTAAAGACAGTATGTATTTGGTTTGATAACTCCCTAGTATGAGAAATAACTAGTGCTTGTGTTCTCTGTTCTTTTTTAAGACTCTGTAAAACACTAATCGCAAAAGTTGCAGTTTTACCAGTTCCTGATTGCGATTGAGCAATTAAATCTTTTCCATCTAAGAATGGTTTAATTGCGGTTTGTTGAATTATACTTGGTTTTTCAAAACCATAGGCAAAGATACCTCTTAGTAAGTCATCTTTTAATTCTAAATCTTCAAATGATTCATATTTAGGTAATTCAGTTTCATTACCCGTATTTTCTAAAATTTCTGTATTGCTTGATTGTAAAGACATAATATTTTTATATAATTTATCTTTAAATAATTATTTTAAATGAATCAATTTTTTTTTTATAAAATAAATTATCTATGATTTAATTAAATATGATAAGACATAATATAAACTTTAAAAAGAGAAATATTAGTGATAACAATAGAAAAAAAAATTTAATAGAGAATTTTGATACTAATGATAGAAATATTCCAAGATTGGCAAATAATCCGAATGTTAAAGAATATAATGACGCTAATGAAAAAAGGAAAAAGGGTGTATCTGCCACCACACAAGCATTCTGTAAACAAAATCAAGATTCAATAGGAAAATTAGACCCCAAGGAAATGGAATATAAAGGAATGTCTCAAAGAAAAAGAATAGAATTTAAACCAGATAAGGAACAGGCTCTATCAGAATTTACAGAATATAATCCTTTTTTTTTAATTTTCCCTGTAATGAATTTTATTTTACAACTTGTAGGTGAATTTTTCTCAATTTTTTGGTGGTTGGTAAGAGAATCATTCAATGCTGTTTACGATATGATGATACCTAAAAATGTAACTGGAAGTTTTGGTATAAAACCTGGAACAAAATATTGTATTAATAAAGTATATTGGAGATATTTTCTTACTATGTTATGTCCACCAGCAGGTGTATTTATGGCATATGGTATTACAGGTTGGGTTCAAATAATAATTTGTTGTGTTCTTTCTCTACTTTATTATATTCCTGGATTAATATATGCTATAATAGTTATGAACCGTTCCGATGTAGCAGAGCAAATAGAAAATGCTAAATTTGGTTCTTGTGATGGTTCCAAACAGAGTTTCTTTATTAGTGACCAAGATAATAAATCAATATGTAATAGAGTTGTTGGAGATAAATGCCATGCAGGGGAGGGAAAACCTGTACCAAATGACCCTACTGCTTCATCTTGTTGTATGCAACCGGAATATAAAGATGGAAGATGGTATATTGGTTCTCAAATCGCCTTAAATTCGGAAGGACAAGAAATTCAATCATATGAAGAAGGAGAAGTAACATGTAGAGTTCCTAAATTTAATTTTTTTACAACAAAAGATCAAGCAGGAGTTTGTGTATTTAAAAGTACAGGGAGACCAAGTATTTAAATTTATATTTTAAATATTAGGCACCCGAGTATTTAATTTAAATAATAAATAAATAAAAAAAATATTAGTTTATAGTAAATGATACCAGACGATATTAAAGAAAAAATAGACAAAGATGAATGGACTTTTACTGATAAAATATTAAAGGGTGGATTTGGATATGGTAAATTTTGTATTCCCGACGAATTACCTCAAGTAGTTATGGCCGTTATATTCCCCCCTTTATCAATTCTTTGGAATTGGCACCTAGGTTATTATAGTATTTGGGAAACAATACAGAAATTCTTTACTTGTTTATTATTAACTATGTGTTTTTATTTACCAGGATTAATTTATGCCATAAATGAATTAAGTTGTAAAGCAAGAGTTAAAGTTTCTGAAGAGAAATACCTTGAAAAAACATTACAAGAAGCAGACGAAGGAATGGATATTACAGATTATAAAGATGGAAGTAGATTAATGGATTAATATATTTTACTATAAACCCTATATACCCTTTCTTTTGTTTTATCTAAATTATCCTTTATAATATTAAAATTTTTATATAAGTCATTGCGATTATAAAAATATATATCTTTAAATGGACTTTCTTTATAACCAAAATTAAATATTTTTAATACTTTATTATGAAAATTATAGTTGAATAATTCATTAGCAGATTCTAATTCTAACTTATATACTTCCCTTCTATTTATTTCATTTAATAATATATTTATTTTATTATTTATTTTATCATTATTTTTATTAAAAATATTATGGTCATCATATTGACAAAATATTTCAGGATCTTCTAAAAAATTACCTAAATCAATATAATTAGTTATTATATCTTTAATGCTAAGTTCTATACCTATAATAGTTTTATGTTTATAAATTTGTCTATGTAATTTATTTCTAATTTCATACATTTCCAAAATATGATAATAGGTTTTGTCTAAATAACTAAGTTTTCCGTCGATTACTCTAACATATTTTATAATTCTAGAACAATCTAAAGAGAAAGATAGACCTAAATAAAATGTATCTCTTTTTAGATAGTCAAATTTATCTACATCTATTCCGTTTCTTCTATTAGAAACTATTTCATATAGGAAATGTTTATTTTTATCTATTTTACTAAAATCTAAATCATATGGATTAATTAAATCCCCTATAAAATTTATATCTTCTTTATCTAATTTTATATTATATTTATTTACAATATGTTCTAATATTAATATTGACCTTTTTTCGTGTATTACAAATTTATTTTTATTATTACATTCTAATATAGTGTCTAATAAGTGACTAAATGGACCGTGACCTAAATCGTGACATAATCCCGCAATTTTAACTAATAATATTTCTTTTTCCTTTATTTCTAATTCGGGTTGATTTTTCTTTAAATTACTAATTAATTCGCCTGCTAAATAATAAACTCCTAAAGAATGTTCAAATCTAGTATGATTTGCAGAAGGGAATACATAATGAACTACTCCTAATTGTTTTATATTCCTAAGTCGTTGGAATTCTGGAGTGTCTATAATAGATAATGTAATATCTTCTACTTCTATAAATCCGTGTATAACGTCAAAAATAACTTTGTTTTTATTCATAAAATAATATTAATTAATAATATGGAATATATAACTAATTTTTTCAAACCTATAAATAATTTTTATAAAACCAAAAAAAATATAATAAAAAAAAAATAAATAAAAAGAGTAAAAAAATAAATAAAAATAGTAAAAAAAAATTAACTAAAAAAAATAGTATATATAGTTTTGATAAAATTAATCTATATAACAGTATCAAAATATATAGAAATGATTTTAATAAAAATATAAATATAAATATTCCTTTTAATAAAATTATAATAATAGGTTTAGGTCCCATTGGTTTATATTTTACAAATTTATTACAAGAAAATAATATAAAAAATTTTAAAATATATGAAAAAAGAAAAAACTATACAAGAACTCAATCTTTAGTATTACAAAAAGATGTTATTAAATTAATGAAAAAACTTGATAATAATATTTTTAAAAAAGTATGTTCTATGGATTGTCCTCCATTTAAACAAAGAAAAATAGTATGTGGTAAAAAAAAACTTTTTGTATATCTTCCTGTTAATGAATTGGAAGAAAAATTATATTCTTTATTAAATAGAAATACTATAAAAAAAATAAAAATTAAAGCAAAGGGCAGAGACGAATTATTAAAACTATTAAAAAAAGAAGATAGAGCTCTAATTATTAATTGTTCTGGAAGGTGTTTATATAAATGTCCTAAATATGAAAAAACACTAAATTTTTATCAATTTGGATTTATAGTATATATAAACAATTATTCGGATAATATTAGTGATAAAGAAAAATGTGGTTCGGAACAGCATAAATTCAGAGGTTTTACTGATTATCAAGGTAATATTTATTTAGCAGGTGTTATCAGAAAAAGAAAAGTTAAAAATATTCAAGTATATAATTTACTAAATACTCTTAATGTAGGAAAGATTGATAAAAAAATAATAGAAAAGCATAAAGTTTTGGAAAACTATATAAAGAAAATGTTTGAATTTTATAATTTAGAATATACCAAAAAATATAACTGCGAATTCTTTGAAATTCAATTAAAATATAATAAACCTTATATTAAAAAACATAATAATTTAATAATAAATGTTGGAGACTCCGTTTTTTCTTCTCATTTTTTTCAGGTCAAGGTATTAATAGTGGTATAAGAGAAGCACATAAATTATTCAAATATATGATGAAATATAAAAATTTTAAAAAAAACTATGAGAAATTTGTTATTAAAGAAAGAACAACTCGTTATGAAACATATTTTAGTTTAATTTAAGATTACATTATAATTAAATTAAATTTAATTTTTAATATAAAAATATTATTTATTTTTATATTATATAAAATGCCTATTAAACTAAAACTTAGCACTAAGAGGAATTACACTAAAAAGAAATCAACTAAATTAAAAGGTGGTTGAGGAGGAGCAGCAACAATTATGCCAATGAAACATAATGAACCTGTAAAAAAAAGTAAAAAAACAGATAAAAAAAAAAAGGTAAAAAAGGTAAAAAAACAAAAAGGTTCTGGGTGAGGAGCAAAACCTAGGTTTTACACCTCTAATTAATAAATAAATTTAAATAATAATTTTTATCTGAAGAGGTAAACCTATGACGAAATATGACGAAACCTTTGCGGGTGTTATATTTCTGACAAAATTATTATATAAATATTAAGAAATTAGATAAATATTAAAAAATAATATATAAATGAAATAATATGAAAATTAAAAATGAAATAATATAAATGAAAATTAAAAAATAAATCTATAATGGTGGTTTAAGACCCCAGAAATCATCAGGCATCTTATTTACCTCGGGAAATCCCCCGTCTCGTAATACTTGTTCTTGACTTCTGATAGGTAATTTATTAACGCCACAGTAATAGAACATAGGTGAATCTCTAGGATTTTTAGAAGGAGGAGAAGGATGAGTTAATGTTCTAAATGGTATTCCTTCATCAATTTGAATAGTATGGAATTCATTACTATCTATAACTTCTTGTACTTTATTATTAATTTTTTCAGTATTTTTTTCTTCTGATATACCTGGAGCATTATTAACATTATTTGGTCCAGGGATTACAAATCTTACACCTCCCGTTCCTTCTTCCCAGTGTGATTCTTCGCATATTTTAAAGTGGACGTGCGGTGGAACATATAAAGAACCTAAACCTATATAATAAGCGTTAGGATATTTAATTCTAAATTCAAATTTTCTATTGGTACATTGAGTTGCTCCGATATTGGGAGTTTTATTATATGCTTGAATAGAATCGTGATAAGGTAAGGCACTACCAGAGAAACTGGTAGTATAAGTTGGGGGATTAGGGGCCCAGTATACTATAACGGGGTTAGGAGTTTTACTTTTAACTTCTCCTTGAACAAGAATTTCTCCTTGACCTTCATTAATAGCAATACCTTTACAATCTACTTTTTCAAAAAATTTAGTTCTCCATTCTGTTGACATTATTATACTATATAAATATATTTTTATTAATTAAAATTAATTATTTTTATAATAAATTTTAATTATTTTTTAAAAATTACAAAATTAATCTTATAACATATTTAAGAATATACTCTTTCATCTCCGCCACTTAACATAGTTCCTCCACCGGGAGTAGAGTTTCTATTTAAATTATCTTTATTAGTGAGTTGTGAACCATAGTAAGCCATATTATCTTCTGGTTTAGCACATCCATTAGTGTTTACATTCGGTTGTCCTACATTATCGCATTTTTGTTCTTCATCATTAAAGATTCTTCCTTGTCCTAATCCATTAGGGTCAAATCCAACTAATTCGCAATTATTCGCATTACATTTAACTTTATTAGTTTCGGGTAAAGTATTAACTGAGTGGTATGGCTCTTTACATGGACCACAGCAATTCTTTTGACAGGCATAATTTCTGTTTAAATTCATTAACTCGTCTGCGTTATTAGTTAAAAAGTTTCTATATTGGAAACTATTTAATACTTTATTTCCAGTTCTAATTATATTATTAATATGACAACTAGGACGATAATCAGTAAAATGTCTTCCGTCCGCCATTCTTGGAGGGCAACCAAAATGTTTGTTATTACTTGTTTTATAACAATCGGTCATTTATATATTATAAATATAAAAAAAATATAATTTATTTCATTAAAATAAATTATATTAAATAAATTAACTAAATTAAATTTTAATTATCGTATACTATTTTTTTCTTTAATAATCTTTCAACTAATTCACTTTTTAGTCCTCTAGTTTTTAAATTTTCCCTTTTAGAAATTTCTCTTAATTGTCTACAATTTAAATCATTCAAATATTTTTCATCTATTTCTGATAAACTTAAAAATTCTCCACTTACTTCATTTGCTTCTTCTGCTTCTTCACCTTCCTCATTAACTTCCTCACTAACTTCGTCACCTTCTTCACCTCCTTCATCATTAACTTCTTCACCTCCTTCATCATTAACTTCTTCACCTCCTTCATCATTAGCTTCTCCCTCTTCTCCACCTTCTCCGTTGACTTCATTGACTTCATTGACTTCGTTGACTTCATTGACTTCATTGACTTCATTGACTTCATTGACTTCATTTACTTCATTTACTTCATTTACTTCATTTTGGTCTAAGCTTTTTTCTAAAAAGCTTACTACTTCACCTTCTACTTCTTCATTTTCACCATGTTCTTCACTTTCTTCTTCTTCTACTTCTTCACTATCTGCGTCATTATCTTCATTATGTTCGGATAAATTTTCGTTTACACCGGTTAATCTATCTATTTTATTTTTAATATCTTCATCTAATGGTGTCATATCATTTTCTTGAACGTGTTCTTGTGCTTGTGCGTTTACTTCTTCAAGGGTAGGGAATTCTTTGAATTCCGGATTTTCTTCTGGTTGAGGAGGAGAGTCTTGATTATTTATATTATTTAAACTTTCTTTATTCAAGTTTATAATATTAATTAATTCCTGTTGTTGTTTTTTAATTTTTCTACTGTTACTTAAACCTATATATAAGGAGTAAAATGCGACTAAAACTGAAATTAATATTAAAATTAATAGTATAATATTTTGGTCTATCATTATATAATCTAATTTAAAAAATAATTTTATTTTAAACGTTAATGAATTTACATTATTATATTATTTTCTATATCTTTTATTTTCTAAAGATTGATAAAATAAATCAAATAATACCTAACTTATATTTAGGGAATTATTGTTCCTTATTTTTAAAAGAATATGATTTAGTAATAAATTGTACTAAAGATTTAGATTATTCTATTATAAATTGTGAAAAAATAAGAATACCTATAGAAGATAATTATATATTCAAAAATAATGATATTCTAAAATATATAAATTGTTTAGATAAAATAGATGAATTCCTAAATAAAAATAAAAAAGTTTTAGTATTTTGTAAATTCGGATTTCAACGATCCACAACTATTATTTTACTATACTTATTATTAAAAAAAAATATAAATAAAAAAGACAGTATAAATCTAATAAAAACTAATCGACCTATTAGTTATTTCATTATAAATAATTTTAGTCATATATTAGATTTATATAATTAAATATCTAATTAATTAAACTTTAATATTCTTTATAATTTCATAATATTCTAAAATGTGTTTATTTTTTATATGAAATATATTAGCAATTTCCTTTATTTCTATATTAGTTAAATCTAGTTTTTGAATAAAATAATATACTATACCTGCTGATAAATATATTATATATATTTCATTATCTATAATTTTATCTTTAGACTTAACTAAGTTTTGAAATAAAGATAAACTCTCTGTAAAAAAATGTTTGTAAATTTTAGGATTATAATATCTACTAACTATTTCACCAAATTTATTAATAAAGTCTAAAGCCAAATATTTTAACATTTCATTTGGTAATAAATATATATAATATTCTATAAGTTTAGTAAAACATTTACTTATAGTAACTTCTGAAGTTAAACAAATAGTTGATATATCTCTCTTATTTAAATCTAAATTAAATAAGTATGATACTAAATAAATACTCCCAGCTGCTTTAGAAGTAGGCGTATTTTCAGAAACCAAATCATATTTTTCAATTTGAATGCAAACATACTTACAAATATCTAATATTTCGTGGTCTAAATTAAGATTTGAACAAAATCTATTAATAAAATCCAAAGGTTCGGATATATTTTGTTCTTTAACCCTTTTCTTTACAATATCTATAGACTGCATTATCTCATTATATTTCTTAAATCCCTTAGTCATACTAGTAGAACTAATCCTAAAAATTTCCGCAATTTCTTTAGTGCTTCTAGTTGAATTATTCTCTTTACATGCCTCATAAATACAAGAAGCAATTATTCCTTTTCTATTCTCCCCTCTTGAAATTTTTGCCTCTGAAATAATTTTATACTTGTATTTAGCATCTTCGATAATACAACCTGGAATGCCTTTACTTTTTGCCCGAATAGTCATAGTTTCAAATACATTATATAAACTTTTTTCTCTATAACAAGAACCAATCCAGGTATTATAATTCCGTATTTTTCTCATATCCCAACTTTCATTACACTTAAAAGGAATAACCGAACCTAAAGAAAATTCAGGTAAAAGACTATTAGTTGGCATTCCACATCTATTCGGATCGGAACCCTTGGAATCTTCAGATCCATAATACCTCCATTCTGCCCCATTATCAATATTGAATCCCTCAATATTACCACAAGAAACACATACTAATTGTCCCTTTTTATTTGTTAAAGAATATTTATTACAATGAATACAAAAAGAATCGTCTGCTTTTTCTTTTTCCTCCATATATTCTTCTACTTCATTTAAATTATTTTTTTTTAATAAATCAAATAATTCATTATTTAAAGATAACATAATTATATATTAAGTTTTATCGCTTAAATAAAAATCAATTTTATTATTAATTAAAACAATTTAAAATGAAAATTGAAGTTTTGCCAGGAATATGGGTAAATAATAAATTTGATAGTAAACTTATAGAAGAAAAAAATATTACTAATATAATTAATGTGGATAATGATTTAAGTTTTATGGGAAAAAGTGCTAAATATAATGATACTATAAAGGAAAATGTAGAAAAATATGAGATATTAAAGATGGTAAATTATTTAAAGGAAATCACTTTATTTATGAAAAATTGTATATTAAAAAGTGAAAATATATTAATTTATTGTGAATCTGGTTATCAAAAATCACCAACATTAATTTTGGCTTTTTTGATAAAATATGGTTATTTAACAAAAGAAATTGCGATAGAAATGATAAGAACTAAATTAATAGACGCATTTAAACCTAAATTAGAATATAATAGTTCGATTGAAATATTTATTAAACAATTGAAAAATTAAAATATTTTAATATTATATATGAACCGAAATAAAAAAGGGACGTGTAAATGTGTGGATTACTATGAAGAAAATAATAATTTATATGTTAAACAGAAAGTTATTAATGGTGTTCCTACTGAAATAAAATGTAATAATTCAGTTAAAGGTAACGAACATTTCTGTCATAAACATAAAAATTGTCAAAGTTTTCTTAAAAAATTTACTTCTGGAAATGAACCAGATTTTAAACCTGAAAATTGGGCTCATCCTTATGTAGAGGGTTCTCATAATTGTTATGCTTATTTTTTAGATGATATTATGACTAGTTTAAAAAAAAAATGTGAAAACATATGTCATAAAGAAAATAAAAACTGTCCTACTAAACCCAAGAAATGTCGTTCGTTAATTCCGCAACCAGGAGATTATTCATTATTTAAAAAACATGGTTCTTTAGATAAAAAAACATTTAATTATGATTGTAAAGAAATGGAAAAGAAAATTATGAGCGATAATCCAATTATTAGAAAAACAGAATTAACAGAAAGTTGCGGTAAAGATAGTTATAAAGGAGCAATGGTTACAGACCCTGGAAGTACTTTCCATTTTTATAGACAAAATAAAGACGGAACATGGAGTCATAAACCCGGAACATTAAAAGTATCTAGAGAGGACGCAAATGGATTACCTATATATTCCCCTTTTACTGCGAATAGAGATTATACTAAACCGAATGATAGCGATCCTATAAATTATACAGGTTTTTGCGGATATTATTGCTTACCTACTGATAAAAAAGCAAAAACATTTGCTAAATAAATTATATTTTATATTTATTAATATTTTATTTTTATATTTTTATTAATATTTTCTAAAAAAATTTTTTTTCTTTTTAAATAATATAGTATGGAAGAAATTATTAAAATTTTAACAGAAACCAGAAAACAAATGAATGAGGTAGTTACTGATTTAGTTACTGAAGGAACATATCAAGATTTACTTAGCTTACAAAATCCAAAACATTGTAATAGTTATAATATTTTCTTAGAGGACGAACTTATGAAAAAATTTAAAAAAGTACAATTAAAAAATTTAAACCAAGGAGTATATATTTCACACCGGAAATTTAAACCTTGTTCTTCTGAAGATTGTCCGGAAATAAGAGAACCTTTATATGGAGCAAAAGGAAAACTTAAATCTAAAGCACAAATTTGTAATACTATCTCCATATTCTACATTAGAATATTAACAATTATAGCAGCAATTATCACCGGTATTAACCCTAATAATAATATGGTTATTAGAAGACTTAACGCACTTTACCAACCTATTGGAGAAGGAGCAAATAAAGGTAAAATATCTTTATGTAATGAAGATAAAGAACTTTATCCTGAAAATTTTTTAAATGTTGAAGGAATGAAAGAATTAGTTAACCTTTATAGAGTATATAATATAGAAGGGGAAGAAAGAAATAATATTAGAATGAAACAAGAAGTAACATTATTACAAGAAAAAATAAAAGAATACTTTAGAGGAAAATATTCTGCAGAAAATCAAAAGAAAAGTTCAAATAATAATAATAAAATTATTAATAAATTAATCAAAAAAAGTATTAGTGAAGGTAATAATAATAATAATATAAATAATAAAGGTAATAATAATAATAAAGAAAATATAAATAATATAAATGTAAACAATGAAAGAAATAATAATGTAAATAGAAAAAAAACTAAAAAAGCAAATAATAATAATAACAATATTAGAAGAAATATAAAAGAAATTAGAAGTTTTACAAATAGAAATTTTAAACAAATAGAAATAATTAAAGAAAATCAAGCAGGTATTAAAAATAATATTTCAAAAATAAAAAGTAAATTAGATGAATTAATATCTAAACCTAAAATCAATAGCAAAAATAATATTAATAAAAATAATATTAACAAAAATAATATTAACAAAAATAATATTAACAAAAATATTAATAAAAATAATAACAATAATAATATTAACAAAAATAATAACAACAATAATAATAATAACAATAATAATATTAACAAAAATAATAACAACAATAATAATAATAACAATAATAATAAAAACAACAATAATAATAAAAGTAGTAATACACTAAATATTAAAAAGAATAGTAATAAAAATAACAATAACAATAATAATAACAATAACAATAACAATAATAATAATAATAATAACAATAAAATAAATACATCTGGTACAAATATTCTAAATAATAATAAACCACAAATGCAGCAACCAAGACCTCAACAAGTTCCACCGCAACAACCAAGACCTCAACAAGTTCCACCTCAACCACCAAGACCTCAACAAGTTCCACCGCAACCACCAAGACCTCAACAAGTTCCACCGCAACCACTAAGACCTCAACAAGTTCCACCGCAACCACTAAGACCTCAACAAGTTCCACCGCAACCACTAAGACCTCAACAAGTTCCACCGCAACCACCAAGACCTCCACAATTATTTAAAAGAAAAAAAAGACATAAAAAAAGAACAAGATATAGAGGTCCACGTGTAGGTGGCGGAAATGGAGCTCAAGTGGGGGGTAGAAGAACTAGAAAGATACTGATAGGAGGTTCATTCTTTAAAAGATTATTTGGTAAAAAAGAAGAAAAACCAGAAGAAAATAATGAAGGTGTTAATACAGGTAATAATGTAGAAGAAAAAGAAGAAAAACAATATAAAACCATTAATGATTTTATGAATTTAGTAGGAAGAAATGAAGTTCCTGTTGATTATATAAATAATGAACAATCCGTCCAAATAGAAGATTACCCTACAGACCTTAGTCAAAATAAATATTGTAAAAATAATGTATTACCTACCGAATTAGAATATTCTCTTAGTGGACCATATGGTAAATACTTTGAAAATTATAATTTAATGAAGAAACATTACAAAGACTATAACTCTAAATTAATGGGGATTTTAGTAGGTGAAATTCTTATTAATGAAAATAATCAATACAAAATAAGACAAATAGATTCTGAAAAATTATTCGAAATTGAAAAGAAAACTAGACAGGCATTACTAGAATTTTATGTAGGGTGTCAAAAGATATTTGTAGACGCATTTACAAGTTTAGTTGATGGAGTAGAAACTTCATTGGCCGAACAAAAAAAAAGAGAAATTAAAGACGAATTACAAAAATTGTAAAATAACTTATAAAATAATTAAATTTTAATAACCTTTGGTTTTACAACCAATGGATTTTTTTCTTCTAAAATTTTTTTCCCTTCTTCTATAAAGTCATAAGTACAATTATGACTTTCAGCTAATCTATGTGCCGTACAATAATTTTTACCACAATTACAAGTAAATTTAACCGCACTAAGTTTTTTTTTACAACCTTCCATACTACACCTTTCCTTTTTATTAGATTTAGTCATTTTCAGTTCTTTATATAATATATTTAGAAATATAAAAGTCAATTTTTATTTATAAATATACTATACATAAATGACTAACAAAATATACCAAAAAATAACTAAGAAAACTTTAAAGAAAAAAAAACAAGAATATTATTTAATTGGACCAAGATTTTCCCCTTCATTTGTTGTTGTTATTAATAATAAAAGCATAAAAGTCTATAAAACTATTAATAGCAATTCAAATAATATTTATAACAAAAAAAAAATATTAAATTTTGATAATTATGTAAGTTTAAAAAAAAAATCTAAAATTATTGTTAATAAAAAAGAAATATTTTTTTTACCTAAATTTTATAAAATATTTATTGGATATGATGTAAATCCGGAAAATATTTATATAAAAAATAAAAATTTTGGAAAAGGAAATTGTTTATTAATATATGACGGAATAGATTATTATTGTATTTATGGTAATAATATTACAAAAATAGATACTAAAAATATAAAAGGAAAAGTTATTGGATTTATAGCGCCTATTTTTAATAGCGAAGAAGCAAATCCTCAAATATTAACAGAAAGTCATATTTATTCTTGGTGTTCATTTAGCAATAATGAAATATACGAATTACCAATACCTAGGCAAAAAAAAAAAATACATATTATTAAATTATTATATAAAGCAAAAAATCCATTTGATATTTCAAAAAAATATTATAAAGATATTGAAACATTGTATGGAGATTATAAATTTCCATATTACTGTGCTATGTCTGATACAAAATTAAATGAAACAATATTATACTCTATTAATTAGATTTATATGATTGAAAAAATAAAACTAATTTAAATTTCTACCTAATTATATTTATGAAAAATAAATTAAGTAGAAATAAAATAGTAATAAGTAAAAATTTTTAAACACCTTTTAATATTACAAAAATATTATTTATAAATTCTTCAAAAACTCCTCAAATTTATTTATAGCAGGTATATTAGGTAAATCCATATTATCTAAATGTTTCTCTATTATTATTTCAAACAAAGATGCTGATAATTCATTAGGGTGATAATTATTACTTGTTTCATTTCCAAAAAAATCTCTAAACTCTTTACTTTTACTTAGTAAATTTTGATTTTTTATTTCTTCATCTAAATTACTAAATTCTATTTTATTTCCTTTTTTCTCTAAATTAAAATAAACATTTTTAGTATCTCTTATACTACTATTATTTTTAGTATCGTAAATACAAAGTGGTAATATATATTTTTTATATGCTTTAGTATCACCTTTACCTATACCTATAGGAAATAACCAAATATTATTAGGTAGGGCGTCTGGGTTAGTTCTATTTATTTCCATTAATTTAGGTGGTAATTTATTATATTTAATCATATTCCAATAGTTAGTGTATAAGTCTTCCATTAATTGAGGATTATATCTTTGGAATATATGAAATTGTTCGTGACTAATTAATGTTATAAATCTATTATTAATATTATTTATACTAACAAATTGTGTAATCCATTTTTGTGATAATACTATAGCCGTTTTTCTGGTATGCGGTAGTGTTGATTCTATATAGTTGCCAACTTTAATTAGTTTAAGATTTAGGAATATTTTTTGGTATTTATTTAATTTATTTAGGAATTGATTTAGCATATTTGTTAAAATATTTTTTTCATTATTACTAAATTCTAAAACATTTTCTCGATATTTAGACTTACAATTATTAATATCAAAACATTTCCTAAGTTTATAATCATAGTTATTAAAATGAGTAAAATATTCTTCATTTGTCATTATATTAATAGAATCATGTAAAGATAAAAAATAGTTATTAGATTTTTTATGTATAAAGATAAAAATTATAAGAAGAAAAATAAAAATATATTGTTTAGCATTCTTCATATTATGATATAAAAATATTTTTTAATGAATAAAATAGAATATATATTTCTAATATAATTGTAATAATGAATGATTTTTCTATTACAATTATATTTATCCTATTAACATTATTAGGAATACACGTAAATAATAAAATGAAAAAAATAGAACACTTCGCGGGCGTAGTTGCTGCTATACCAGATTTTATAAATGCCATAGTTAGTTTTTTTACTAACTTTGTAGATTTATTTATGGTTTTGGTAGACGCTATTATTAATTTTGTATTAAGTATTGTAGATTTATTTATGACTTTAGTAGAGTCACTACAATGGATAGGTAAATTACCTGGTTGGGTTGCGATGATTATTATGAATTTAGTTAATATAATTTTTGACTTTTTTACTATAATTATTTTATGGTTGAATCCAATTACTATGATAAGGTCAATTGTAAGATGTATATTAACATTTGTAAAAATGATATTTTTAATGGTTATGGATATCCTGCTACAAATATTTAGAATAGTGTCTGCCGTAATATTCTCTTCCTTTAGAGGAGGAATGTGGGGTTTACCACACGAACCTAAACATCATATTAAACATAGTAATAGAACAGGTTATTTAAATAAAAATGATTTAGGAGGTTATTATCATCACCATAGACATCCAGAAACTGATAATCCCGATAAAGAAAATAATGGAAAAATTTGGGATCCTTCAGATCCTAATTTTTCTTATCAATATAATCATAAATATAGAAATATGAGATGTTATAAAACAATGACTTCTGAAGGATATCTTAATATTATAGCAACTATAATATGTCCTCCATTAGGTGTATTTATGTCTTTTGGATTAATGGGAATGTTTAAAATTCTTATTTGTGCCGGATTAACATTATATTATTATATTCCTGGTTTAGTATATGCCTTATTAATAACTTCTCATTTAGGTTTAGGAATGCAACTTAAATTTACAGATTGTGGAGGAGAAGTAGGAGGTTTAACTATAACTGGATGCGAAAAAAGAACAACAGAGGGATTATGTAAAGACGCTGCATTACCTGATAAAACAGGAAAAGATAATTCTTTAATTCCTGCTTGTATTTGGACCCCTGATTTAAATAATGAATATGGTGGTACTTGTGGAAATACTGTAATTAAAGGAACAAATTACGCAGATATGGTTTCCGGTGCTTATCAAGCCAAAGATAGTGGTGGAACAAATGAACAAGAACCAAATATTAATTTATCCGGAAATAATTTTGTAAAAGCAAATGAAACAAGTTATGATAAACATTTATAATATTAATTACTCTTCTTAAATACTAAACTTATTCTCCCCCCGTCTCCCTTATTCTTCCTAATACTATGTTCATACTTATCTTGACAATCATCATACATATAAATTAAATCTCCATTCGCAAATAAATATTCAATCTTATTATCAATATTCCCCTTCTCCCTAAATATAAATTTTCTCTCAGCCCCTACCGAGTATACTATAAAATTATTATCCCATTTATTATCTATCGGATCACTATGATATCCCATTCCTACTTGCCCATTCTCATAATAATTTACTAATACACCGTCAAATTTAATACCAAAATCTTTATATATCATATCTATAATTTCCTGAACTATATGAGGTATTTTATCGGGTTTCATTATTTTCCCCGAATATTCAAATGTAAGATTTTCGTCATTTGATAACCAACACGTTTTTCGTTGTTCTTTTCTCTCTACCTTATCTTCACCCCTTCCTATTATTATATTATCTTCCCGAAATGTAATATTTTCCTTTATAGATTGTAATAAATTATCTCTGGTATAATATTGAGGAAAATATTGGAAGGGATAGGTAGTAAATTTTTTTTTAAAATTTGTCATTTTATTATTTTATTATTTTATTATTTTATTATTTTATATATTATTTTAAATTTTATGTTTTTAAATATATTACAATTAAAATATATTACAATTAAAATAATTTTTTTTATTACTAGAAACTAAATATGGGAAAAAAAAATACTAAAAAAACTAAAAAACAAACTTTGGAATATGTTACTTTGAAGAGTGTTACTATAAAGAATAATTCAATAAAGAATAATTCAATAAAGAATAATATTGAAAAGAGAAAAAAATATAATAAATTATTTAAAACAAAAAATTTATCATTTGTAGAAAAGAAATTCTGTAGTTGTCTTATGAAAGTTAGAAACACTAAATTTAATCCTTACGGTATATGTACTAATTCTGTATATAATTTACAAGGATTAAAGAGAAATAAAGTAGTGGAATGTGGTAAGTATTATGATTTTTCTAAATATACAGTTCCAATGCTAAGATTTTTCTTAAAGGAAAAGAAAGTTAAAGGGATAAGTAAAATGAATAAAAAACAATTACTTAATTTATTAAAGAAATATCAGAATAAAAAATAATATAATTTAGTTAATATAAGCTAAACCGGCAATTCCCGTACTAATTCTTAAAATATTATAATTTACGGCAAATACTTTTACATCTGAAGCAGTAATATTATCAGCAAATTCTATAGCGAGTTCTTTATTATCAAATCTACTAAAGTTACAACTTCCAGAAGGTTGAAATGATTCGGGATTTAAGGAGAATGAATAAACATATATAACATTATTTGGAATACTGGTATGTGTATTAATAACATTAAGATATCTAAGTTCTTTATTAGTCATTAGGGGAGTTCTTTCCTGATTATTAAGGAAAATTTGTGCGTTTTTTACTGTATCCAGCATATTAATATTACCATCAAGTGCAAAATTAAAATAATCATTTCCACCTGTAGTTTTATTAACTCTATCTTTTCTTTGAACTATAAATATTAATTCTAATATAGGATGATTAAAAATTAAAGGAATTTTTATATTAGATTGGTTAGCTATAATATTATTATTAAGATTATATTGTGTTTGTTTTATTAAATATTCGTGATTACTTTGAGCAAATAATTTTCTTTCTTTACTATCTAAATAAACATATTCCAAAGAAATATTAACTTTCTCTATTTTTAATGTATTTGAAGGTTTTATATCAGTTGAAGATATATATAAATCATCCATTTTTTTTAATTTTAATGTAATAGTTACATCGTGATATTGTAAAGCAACTAAAGGTAATGCTAAACCTATATCTTTAGTAAACCAAAAATTTATTGGAACTATATATGTTCCGGTAGTATTACTTTGGTCTGTTCTGTATGTATAAAAATCTTTACCCCCAATCATTTTATTATATCCTTCTTTTTTAGCTTCAGTGAAGGATAATTCATTTTGTATATACATCCATTCGCCAGTTAATCTATCAATAATAGTTCCACCTATTGATATTTCTATATAATCTATTAAAGAATAACCAATATAATTAACATATCCTATATCTTCGGGGGCAATAATAGGTAATTCAAATTGAATAAAGATATTTTTAAGTAAATCTGCCTGTCTTGGTATAATAAACTTTGATGTTTGTCCAAAATCTATATCAAATAAATATTTTTGATATTCAATTGAAAAATTAGTATGTCTTTTATAAACCTTCTTAAAAAATGATATTTCGGGGTTACAAATAAAATATATATCTTGTCCTCCTTTGGCAACTAAATCTAAAAGTCCACCTCCCATTTTTATTTATATTAAATAAATATTATAATATAAATATTTAAATTTTTTAATATAAATAATATATATAATGTCAGGAACTTTAAGAAATGAGGATACAGCAACAACAATAAGAGCAAATAAGGTTAAAACACAAGACGAAGAAAAAATATTAAAAATGGATATATTATTACCAAATGAAAAAGGAACTTACGACCAAACAGAAGTTAATCGTAATAAAAGACATTTATTATCCGTTAAAGATAATCCAAAAGAATTAGATTTAGATGTCACTAAAGAATTTTTTTTAAAATATTTCAAAGACGGGGATGATATAGATTCTAAATGGGTTGCTTTAAAATCTTCTCTTTCAAGTTATGAAACCACAGCGCGACTTACAAGTGAAATTATGGATTTTCCAACTACTATTCAAACATATGCGTTAACTGGTAAACCAACAAAAGACTATGACGCAAAAATACACCTTGAAACAATGATGACCAATAATATTATTCCAGAATGGGTTTCACTACACGCATGTGTATCTGATATCGGTTTAAGACAATTAACTTGGAATACTAATGACGGTTATTATTCTTATAATAATTCATTAAGTGGTAATTTATTTATAAAATTTCAAAATTCGGATGATGAAAATAAAGGCACATATACAATAAAATATGTTGAAAAAGATACTAATTATAGTGTTATAAAAACATTTAATGAAACAACATATATTGACTTAAAAAACAGTAAAATAGTTTCAGTAGAAAAAACGGCGGGTGGTGTTAATTCTGTAAATAAAGGTCCTATTGAATTATATTATAAAGTTGATACTGACGGTTCTACACCAATAGATGGAGGCGTAGCAACATTAGAAATGGTGTCAATAATTGATGGCGAAGATAGTTGTTTTAATTATAATTGTCAATATCAAAATAATCAATATAATGATTGTCAATACACAAACCAATTTTATAATAAAAATATTGATAATAAATCTTTATTTAGAGGAGGAAGTACAACTTTGAATATAACTACAAAAGATTCGGAAGAAGTTTCTACAACAATGTATAATCATATAAAAACAGAATTTGAAAAAAAATATGGTTCATTTGATACTTTTATTACAAAATTAGGAGGTGATTTAGAACTCGAAGGAGGTTATGGTAGAAAAGCAACATTAACAATAGATCCAACGGAGAGGAGTAATAATAAACAACATATAAAAATAACTAATAAAGGTTATTTATATAAAGAAAAAGATACTTTAAGATTTAAAGATTTTAGATTAAGAGATTTGGTATATATTAATGTTACAAGTATAGATAGTGACAATGATGTTAAAACATCTGAATATTTACAGGAATTTATAGCACCAGGAGCAAGTAAATCAAATACTATTAAATATGCTTTAGGTATAAAAGAACACTTTTTAATTAAAAATATTACTATTACAGGTTCTGTCCAATCTAATGTTATAGTTAGATTAAATCATATTAAAGATTGTTTTGGTACACCAATATCATATATCTTAAAAGAATTTTACTTCTACGGTAGAACAAATATCAACGATTCACACGATGTTAATATTTTAATAAAAAGTGATACTGTTGACGAATTTTATATTGACTTACAAAAAATAGTAAAAGGTAAGGATGATAAAGAAAAAATGGATACATTATCATTTAGTCTTAATGGTATTAAATTTACCGATTTTTGATTAAAACTTATATTATGCTTTTTTACTTTTAAAAATCAGCGTTTCTGCTTTCCTTTTTTAAAAATCAGCGTCCATAGTAAAAGCCATTTTCTCCTTTTCTACACCTAATCCCGACTTTGAATATTCCATAACTCTTTTTTCAAAAAAGTTAGTTTTACCTTCCATTGAAATCATTTCCATAAAACTGAATGGATTTTTAGTATTGTAAATCTTTTCATATCCTAATTGTGTTAATAACCTATCAGCAACAAATTCTATATATTCACTCATTAAATCCGAATTCATACCTATTAATTTACAAGGTATAGAATCAATAATGAATTCTTTCTCTATTTCTACTGCTTCCACTACAATTTCCTTTATAGTTTCATAACTTAATTTGTTTTCCAACATACTATAAATTAAGACAGCAAATTCTGTATGTAATCCTTCATCTCTACTAATTAATTCATTACTACTTGTTAATCCGGGCATTAATCCTCTCTTCTTTAACCAGAAAATAGCACAGAATGAACCACTAAAGAATATACCCTCTACACATGCAAAAGCAATTAATCTAGTTGCGAATGTTGCGTCTTTATCATTAATCCATTTAATAGCCCACTGTGCTTTCTTCGCAACTGAAGGAATAGTTTCAATCGCATTAAATAATCTACTTTTCTCTTGATTATCCTTAATATAAGTATCAATTAGAAGCGAGTAGGTTTCGGAATGAATATTTTCCATTGCTATTTGAAATCCATAGAAACATTTTGCTTCAGGGATTTGTATTTCATTCATAAATCTGGTTCCTAAATTTTCTAATACAATTCCGTCACTCCCCGCAAAAAATGCCAATATATTCTTGATAAAATGTTGCTCTTCTACTTTTAATTTAGGCCAATCCACTAAATCCCCTCCTAAATCTATTTCTTCAGCAGTCCAAAAAAGACCCATATGTTTCTTATACATTTCCCAAATTGCGTGGTGATTTATAGGGAATAAAACAAATCTGTTCGGATTATCCTTTAAAATGGGTTCAACCTGGTTATTATCAACCGGATTATTTGCGATAGTTTGTTCAATTTGAATATTTTGTTCTGTCATTATAAAGTTTAGTTAATATTATAGTAAAAATCTTAAATTTTAAATTGTATAATAATTTTTTTCAATTTTATATTTTTTTAACTTACTCCAAAATCATAATTTATAAAATTTAATTTTTTAGATAATAATTTATTTTTCACGATATATTTATTTTTTACGATATAAAAAATAGATTAATTCAATAAATAATAAATTTATCAAAATTACACATTTTTACAAAACACAAGAAAACGAAGAAGGGGTATTTATTAGTCCCAAAGATTGTATTCATATGATAGACTGTTTCCAACCAATTATTAAATATAATATTCAATTAATTCATCAAATAAGACATAAAGGATTTTATAAATATGTTTCCAATGAAAAAACATATTATTTAGTACCTATGGATTTTCTCCTAGATATAACAAAAAATCATTACAAAAAAGATATAACCGAAATAACAATTAACAATAAACAATTAGATAGTAATTATAAGTATATGAAAGGACAACAATATTTTAATGATTATTTAGTAGGATTTGAAATATTCAATGAAGAAAAAAAATACTTTACGACGAAATTTAGAAAATTACCTCAATATACGAATTATTGTTATAAGAATATCGTTGCATTATAAAAATATTATTTATTTACACCTTTGAACATTTAAAACGCCGACTTAATCCAATTATTTTACAAGTTTGCACTTGGTTTTTGAATGGGATAAATAGTATTTAACTGCTGATAATTTATAATCACTACTTTTATGTGTAGGCATTATAATATAATTTAACAATTTATAAAAAATTGATTTTAAATTAAATTCTTAATTTATACTTAAAGAAATCAGTATGTCTTCTCAACCTACTACAATACCAACCGAAGAAAAAATGTGTATATGGCGGCATATTATTAATATTAATAATATTGATTTAAATAAAGACTACTCAATATTAACTTCGAAAGATATTAAAAAGTGTAAAAAAACATGGAAAGGAAAAGAAAATCAGTTTGAACCAAGATTGCTATGTAAAATGGATACTAGTAAATCAAGACCACAATGTTTTATAGATAATAATATAAGTATGTTATCTATAAAAAATGGCACATATGCTTTATTTAAACATAATATATATATACCATTAATTGAATATCAGTCTGTTCCAAATATCATTACTAATAAAACGAATAGTTTAATATTGGATATAGGAGAAAGCGAAACCAGTATGTTAGATAAATTGAAATATAATGGTATTTTAGATGATATTATAGGTGAAAAAATAAATTATGGACCACTTTTAGGAGGTAGACACCGATGTAATTTTAATACTACTATTAATAATAAACGTATAGAAATACAAGGTTCTCAATACGAAACAGACGGATGTTATGAAACAGATAATTATGTTTGTATTGTTGAAGCTAAATCTATTGAATGTGTTGATTTTAATATTAGACAATTATATTATCCATTTAGAGAAGTATATAAAAAGGTTGGAAATAAGAAAAAAATAATTTGTTTATTTATATACAAGAACAAACAAAATATTATTCATATTCATAAATTTAAATGGAATAACATTGATGAAATATTAGATATTGTAAATATAGGTTATTATCAGTATTATAATCAATTATAAATAATTACTTCTGTAGTCTTTGAACCTGGTTTCTTGGCATTAATAGCCCTCCTTGCTATAATATCATCACAATTATATTCTTTAAAATTATCAGTAACTAAATCTACCTTTGCATTACTCATAACAAATTTAATATTTTCCAAATTTTTTATTTCATTAAATAGTAATTTGTGTGTTTCTAAATTGAAACCATCTGCGACATATCCAACAAAAGAATTCGCATTTTCGGGTGCATATGGTGGGTCTAAATATACAAAATCTCCTTCTTTAACATTTTTAATTGAATCAGTAAAACTACTATGTTTAAATTCAACATTTTTAATTAAATCGCTAATATAATTTAAATCTGTTTCAGATATTATTGTAGGTGTTTTTTTGTAATGTCCATATGGGACATTATATCCATTTGGTCCTTCACGATACATACCTCTAAAACAAGTCTTATTAATAAACATAAATAGTGCAGAACATTCAATAGTATTTTTATCTATGTTATTATATTTGTTCCTTATCCAATAATAATAACTCTCTTTTGAAGTTTTTGCTTCATCTATAGAAGTAGGTTTTCTATTAATTATTTCTCCCTTTATGCTATCATATTCTTCAATATATAAATTAATAAATTTATATAATTCTTCTTTGTTATTTTGAATGTTTTTATATACATTAATTAGGTCACTATTAATATCATAAGCATAAATTTTGTTTTTAATTAGAATTTTTTTTTGTTTTTGTAATGATAAAACCGCCAATAAAACACTACCTCCTCCTAAAAATAGTTCATGATAATTATTTATTTCGTTTGGTAATTTTGAAATAAGGTAATTAATAATTTGTGTTTTACCTCCTACCCATTTTAAGAATGGTTTTTGTATTTTGTGTTCGGTCATTTTGATATCTTTATTTACAATTACTTCTTCATTTTCAACAATCAATTTTTTATTATTTAATTCTTTTAATTTTTCTTCAACTGCCTTATCTACAAGTGCCTTAATTTTATCAGCATTATTTTCACAAGGCGTTTTGCGTCTATTATGAGAATCATAGTGAGATTTTTGAGAAAATTCTTTTCCACATC